CGTTGCAAGAACACAACGTCCTTTACTTGCAAGATTGGTACTCCTGGGGTTCCGATACTGACTCCAGCAACGAGGATCGGTTCGCCGGTAGGATTTGGGCAGGGGATTTGTTCAAGGTGGTACCAAGCGTCGTACAAGAAAGTATGGCTCATCCGGTAGTAATTGTCTTCCGGTGCAGTCTGAAAGCCTTGGTAAAGCAGCGTTCCAATTGGGAAGCCAAGGAACTCCGCGCTGTTTCGATTGCCTACGTAACTGGTGTAAGTCGACCATAGTGGTTCGGCAGACGGCCCGCCCGCTGGCAATGTTCGGTCGTATTGGGTTTCAATCGTTACTAGTTGTTGAGGTACGTCATAGACCTTGGGCTTGCCGTTAGTGTCAACTTTAGTCCCGGCAATATCTGCGCCTGAAGCAAACGCCACTGTGCCGTATGCAGGAAAAGTTGGATCTTTGCGATACATGGCAGTTGACCGCACTACTGTTGCGCGGGTGCAAGTGCAATAAGCGCCAATTGAATTTTCCGTCGGCGCTGAGTTACGCGTGCTCGCTCGATGCGTGACAATCCACGCGTTCTGCCGTTCTCGTACCGGCTCAATCGTCACTTCGCGGATGACCATTGTTTTTAGATACGGGTCGGATGCGTAGATTGACGATGAAATGCGACTTGGTGGCACGCCAGCGTTTGCCCGAATATCTGCTTCTGAAGCTGTGCCAGATGCCGTCATCAAATACTGAATGGTGACAAACGACTCACCAGGGGTCGGAACTAACGAATAACTGCGGCTGTTTGCTTTTTCAACAAGGGTAAAAGTTGGAGCCATTACGAGCCACCTTTCAATGTCCTATGAATTTGGCGCAACACTTCTTCGTCGCGCCGAGGGTTGTCGCTCATGCCCTTGGTTGCCTCTTGCCCTGATGTGCCAAGACCTGTTCCAAAATTTCCTAATACGTCCAAGAAATTCCCCTTGCTGAATTTCTTGGACGGATCAGCAAAAGTCATGATCAACTGATCGATCATTTTGTTCATCATCGTTTCACCGGATTGCTTGATAGATTCGGTAAACGCCAATTGCCCACTGCCCGATGCGCTGACAGCGCTTTGAGTTTGTTCGGTAATGCCTTGCCGTTTAGCGCGTTCAACACCCGCAACATCAAGGCCGTATGCCTTGGCCATTTCGATCTCTTGGTTAATCTTGGCAATCTGCGTTTCCATTACCCCGCGCTGGGCTTCAGGTGAGAACCGCGTAGACATCTGCGCCATCTCAGTCATGCGCCGATCCATAATGCGGAACGCGCCCATGAGCATCTGGAAGCCCTGCTGCGCCATGTTGAACGACGCACCAACAGCAATAGCGCTGGTCTTACTGTTCAACTTAGCCAACTCGCGATTGGTTGCCGCGACGCCCTTGATGACGCCCGACGGGTCGACTTCAGCGCGAATAACAGCCTTCATGCTCTTATCTGCCATAGGTCTCCTTCTTCAACCAAGGAATGCAGCGCTGCGGCTTCTGCCCGACAGCGTTGCACACCAGCGCCGTAAGTAGCCACTCGCACCGTTCTAGGGTGGTGAGTTCCGTATTGGCAATGAGTCCGCTCATGTTCATGCGTTGCTCGGCGTCTGCGATTCTCCAGAGCCGCCGTTCGGCGGCGTCGTAAAACGTTCTCGGTTGATCTCCGCGAGTAAAGCCGAGCAGATGTCCGCTCGGACGTTTGCCATCTCGCCGTGGTTATGCACGAACGGCGTGCCATCGATGCAGGACAAGCAAGCCGCCCACCAGTACGGATCCATTGCAGCGCGGGTGTAGTCCGCCATCGTGGGCTCACGCACCATGATGACGCCGACACCAGGCACATCCACGCGCCGCGGCTTCGGTGAGATTGAAGACAGATCAAACGGCATCAAGCCTCCTCAAGTGTCATTGACCACATACCAGGGCCGGAGCCGTCATCAGTGCGAGTTGCGCTAGTCAGGTGTCCGGTGATGGTGTAAGCAATTGAACCCTTGTCCGTGTAACTAAATGCCACACTCCTGTTTTGAGCGTCTGCTACCGAAGCTGGGTTCATATGCGCTCGGATCGCTACGTCTAAACCGCTGTCTGCCATGCAATCAAACGTAACGCTGCGTTGAATGCGGCCAGGCATTCGCTTTTCTGCGAAGTCGGCAAGGCTTGTCGAGTCCAGGGATGAGCGGGAATGGCTAAAGGTGACATTCTTTGCATAGTATGTAGCGGCCGAAGAGGATTGAAAGTTGAGCGTCAGCGCTCCGCCGTATCCGGGAGTGATTGTCATTAGGTGGTCTCCTGTACAAGTAGTTCGAGTTGAATAGTCCCGATGCGCTCCGCATCGGTCTTGCCGTCATCGATTGATTCGGTGCTCATCGTCACGCTGAACGCGGACAGCACGATGACGCAGTTGTATTCGGCATTGGTGATTGGGGTATCAAACTCAGCGCGTATATCGTCAATGAGTGCAAGGCATTCATCGATCGTGTCCGCAATCGCTTGGATTTGAACCGTCATCGTCCAGTGGCATTCGATCGGTATTCCCGAGGTCGCCATATCCACCGCTGCGCTGGTGATTTCGTAGACGTAACACGGCGTTGCAACACCAGCCTGGCGAACACCCGAAAACGCAGGAGTGCTTGCAGTAGTGACAGCCTCTTGGATAGCGCGTTGGATATTACTTAGGGACACTGGTATTCCCCATTCCGAGGATCTTGCGAGCCTCAATCAGAATCTCGGAACTGATCGCTTGCATGATCTTGGCTACGTTCGCCTTACCCCACATCTCGCCGTAATGGTTGCCAGGGATCATGCGGCCGGAGTTCTTGTGCATAAACCCGTTCTCTTTCCACGGGTACACAAACTGCTTGTTACGAGCGCGCGCGCCGCCCTTTTTGCCAAGTTGCACGCCGAGCTCGGCGCGGATAGCCGAGCCGGGGCCGCCCATTCGCTTGGGTGAATTGACCTTAGTAGCGGATGCAATCCCCTTGCGATGGATCTTCTTGCCGCTGCGGATGTAGGGCGCGTTTAGCAATGTGGCTTTTAAGTTGGCAACGAACGGCTTAAAGCCCTTGCGGATTGCCTTTTTGCGCACGGCTTCGTTAAGAGCCGGCGAGAGCCGCGCCAGTGTCTGCGTGACTTCCTTGGTATCGATGGTGATCTTTACGGGGTTCATTCCGTGACCTCCACCGCATTGATCTCTAGCCGTCGGCGCTTCTGATCCCTGTCCCAGCAGCCCTTGATGAAGAACGTGCGCGTGACGCCGTTGTCCACGAGCAGCAGCCTGGAGCGGGTAGTCACCGACGGGTGGAAAGCAGCAAGGATGCGCCAATCAGTGCGCACGCTCGAACCGCCGTCATCCATTGTCTCTTCCGTGTTGGCGTTCTCAATGTGCACAGGGATGTTGGCGAACGAGAGCCAAGACTCAGAAGCCTGGCCGAACGCGTCGAGCGTAGCTACTGGGTTCTGCGCCGTCATGACGAGGCGCATCATCCCGGATGGGACATGGCCCGCCATTAGCCAATCCCCTTGCCCATCATGCCGGTGATCCGATCCCAGTAGGTCGAGTCCAAGGCGACCGTGTCATCCCCGCGGCTTGCCACATGGTGGGCCACGCGCTGGAGCAGCGCCATCTCTAGCAGTGGGTTGAGCGCTGCGTTGCCGGCCGTCACGGTTAGGGTGACCGGGTAGGTCAGGTTGTCGATTTCCATATCGACGTAGATCAGACCGTTGATGACCACCTTTACGCACGTGCCAGTAAGGGGCACCGTAGCGCTATCGCTGTAAGCCACCGTAGTGCCCGCTACGTCGCCTTGGCGCTCAAGACGGAGGTACAGACCTCCGTAGATCGTTACGGGCGCTGAGGGCACCCACTGCGTCCTGGTGACACTCTCCACGCACCACCCGGTGCGCTCTTCAAGTTCGCGTACTGCGGCAGACCAGGCAATGCCAATAGCCGGGTCATCCTCCGTGTGAGGAATGCGGGCCCAACTGCGGAACTTTGCAAGGTCTAGAGCCATTGTTCCTCGCTGAGGGGGGGTGGAGCCGAAGCCCCACCCACCCAAAGGATGAGAGGATCATTACGCGTTCGTGACTTGCAACTGCACCAGCGCGTTAACGCGGGTGAAATTGGAGTTGGCAAACATCATGCCCTGGTAACGGATACGGCCAGTACCACTGAGGCTGTACTCGTCGCGGGTCACTGACATCGAACCCCACTCGCGCATTGCAAACGCTTCTCGGATGTTGCCCAAGCACGCAAGGACGTTCTTGCCAGTGGAGCCTGTAGCAACGTGCGCTGGCAGGTACTCAGTCACGTACACGGGCAAGCCCATGAGCGTGAAGGGAGCAGCGCCAACAAGCGCTGCATCAGCACTTGGAACAAAGATTGGAACACCATTGACCAGAATTCCTGCGATCGTTGCGTACACATCCTGCGGGAGAATCCAAGCGGAAGATCCCCAATATGCGGCAGGCAACTTCGTGTAGCGCATTTCAGACAACTTGGCAACGGTTACGCCAGCGGTGATTGCTGCTGCACGAGTCGTTGAGGCGCTCGTAGCGGTGGTGATGTTGATGCCGGTGGTGCTGTTAACGGTAAAGATTCCCGTTGGCGAGTTAGTGCCGGTGCCACCGATGTAGCCCCACTCAAGGTTCTTCGACAACTGAACCTGCAAGTGCGAAAGGACTTCCTGTTCCACTGGGAATCCAGGGTCGGATTGTGCAATGAGTTGGTGCGAGACTTCGGTCTTCGGCAAGCAAAGAACCGGAGCAAGCGCCACTTCGGTGAACAATGGATCGGCAGCAGTTGCCGCAACACTTCCCGTATCAGGCTGTGTCCAAGCAGCAGTGTAATCAGCAGTCTTCAGCGTGCTGTAACGCAACGCTTGGTAGCCCTGAACACCTGTACGCAGGTCGCCCAGGTTTCGCATGATCGAATTGGCCGACAGATACTTAAGCACCGCATCTTCGTACAACTTAGGGATGAGGATTGAGCTGGAAGCGGTCGAAATCAGTTCGCGCTGCTCGGGCATCTGGCCGGTGCGGAGGTAGTTTGCGAACTGCATTTCGTACTTCTTGCTGTCGCGATACTCAAGGGAACGCTCTTCAGTCTTCTTGAGTGTGTTCTCAATTGCAGACGATGAAGCGAAACGCTCGCGCACTTGCGCTGCGCGAATCTCAGCATCGAGCTTGCCAAGTTCATTGGCGACTTCGTGGCCGCGGGCCTCGACTTCGACGGACATTGCGTCCTGGGCGAGAATGGAATCGCGCTCTGCAACAAGCGCCTTACGGGTCTCAAACATTTCTGACAGTTTCATGATGGCATCCTTAGACGCAGACGAAGACGGGCAAGGCCCGACTGGAGGGTTCTTGCTTCGGCACTTGTCTGCGGATAAGCGCCGTTTTCAACGATGGAAACTTCCCGCAGCGCAACCTGCGAGAGTGTGCGAGTGTTGCCGACCCAACTGTCGGCGATGACTTGAAAACCAAACGACATCTCAGACAAGACGCCAGCATCAACGAGTGATCGGATGTCCTTGGCGCGTTGGGTGTCGGGCAGCGTGACTTCAAACGCCAGGCCGTGTTGATCGCTGCGCAGTTGCAGCAGTCCGCTCTTGGTGTTGGCAAGCAAATCGCGCGAATCGTGACCGACAAGCAGCGAGATGTTGTTGCCGAGGGACGAATCAAACGCACCGCGGGCCACACGTTCGGTGAACGGCTTGCCGCCATTGATGCCGCGGAACGTCAGCGGATGGCTCGGAGCGTCATAGACCGAGGCGTAGCCGCCGATCTTGTCGCCCGTCATGGCTAGTTTGGCTGTGCGAATCTCAAGCATTGTCTTCTCCTGCGTCCATGTTGCCGGCCGCGTTGTCGCCTTGTGTGGCACTCATGCCGCCCGGCATCGACACACTTGGAATCTCGAACTGTTCGCCTTCGATCGGTGGCAATCCCATGCGCTTCCGACCGTCGTTCGGTGAGAGGATCCCGGCGAGGACAAGTTTTGACAGCGCCATGCCAGCGTCGCGCATATTGCCGCGGAGCAGGACGTCGGTATCAAGCCTTGCGTGTTCGCCGGGCCCGCAGAGTTTGCGCGTGATCTCCGACTCCCACGCGGTTACCCATTGGGCTAGTGCGCCGTCAACGTAGGCGCGTGCAGTTTCTGATTGTGAGGACAGCGCCCCGCCGCCCTGCTGGTACAGCATTTCCGGCGGTACGCCGAATGCGCGGGCCACTTCCTGAATAGAGAACCGGCGCGACTCAAGCACATTGCTAGTGCTCTCGCTGATCTTCTCGGCCTTCATGCCCTCGCGCAAGATCAACGGGCGCGATGCGCCTTCAGGCGTCGCGTGCATTGTTTGCCAGGCGTCGCGGATGGCTTGCACCGTCTGATCGGACATTGCGCCAGGGTGAGAAATGGAAATCTTGCCGCCGCTTTTAATGAGCGCCGAGTGCGCCGCGTCCTGGTCTGCGGCCAGATTGAACGCTGCCCGTGCTGCGTCCAGTGGCCCGATGAACCAATCCGGGCGCAGTGGATCCGGGTAGCAACCAAGATGCAGCACC